ATCTACGAGTTAAAAATTAATGAAGATTTGCATGATGATGCAGAGGTCAGCTTCATAAGTTTGGTTGATCAGCCGGCCATCAAAAAGAACTTTGAGTACTTTAACGAGCAGTTTATTAAACCATCTAAAGGTGAGCATAAGGATGAGTTCCTGGGAAGGTGCATTCCTTTCGTAATCAAGGAAGGCAAGCAGCCAAATCAGGCTACGGCTATCTGTAATAGCATGTGGGAGCAGCACTTTGCAGGCGAGAAGGTATCCTTCGACTATGACGGAGTCCTAAGCACTGACAGGGGAAAGAAGCTGGCCCAGGAGCAGATCGATAAGGGCAATACAGTCTATATCATATCAGCTCGGCAGGAGACATCCGGCATGGAGGCCACAGCCAAAGAGCTGGGCATTCCGGCTGACAGAATATATGCTACCGGCAGCAATAAGGCCAAGGTGGCCAAAGTGCAGGAATTAGGTATCTCTAAGCATTATGACAATAATCCGGAGGTGGTATCCGAGCTGGGAAGCATAGGTGCCAGCTTTTGGATAGTGGGCAAGTTCCAGATAGTCAATGAGGAGCAGCGGATCATATCTGGGCCTCTCATCCTGGCTGATATGCTCATCTACAGGAATAATGAGCAGTTTGGTGAGCATTATGTCAAGTTCACTGCTGACACTATCAAGGCCATAGCTATCAAGTGGGCTAAGAGGAAGAACATGGATAAAGTAAATCTGATGCATGACAGCGCTCAGATAGTGGATGGGGTGACCATGTTTGAGAGCTTTATAGTCGATAAGGCCAGAGGCATCCTTCCCATGGCCGGTTATGAGGATGTGGCTGATGGCAGCTGGTTTGGATCTTTCTATGTAGAGAATGACCATGTATGGACAAGTATAAAAGAGGGCACATATAAGGGCTTTAGCGTGGAGGGATTATTCGACTATGAGCAGCCAAAGAGCCCAGAAGAGATGGCGCTGGAGAAGATTGTGAATTTGCTAAACTGCACAATTACGGAATAACATCCACTTACCCATAATAACACAGCTATGACTGCAAAAGAAATTATCGAAAAATTGAGGGCCACATTTAGTGAGCTGACAGTTCCTGTCAAGTTTATGGATGCTACCCTTGCTGATGGTACGGCTATCCAGATCACTGAACTGGTGGTAGGTGGTATCGTAACCATCAATGGCGCTCCGGCTCCTGCCGGTGAGCACACATTGAGCGATGGCACTGTCATCGTAGTGGGTGACAATGGCGCTATCACTGAGATCAAGCCTGCTGCTGCTGAGGCTCCTGCCGAGGCATCTGCTGAAGCTCCTGTGACTGAAGACATGACTTCAAAATTCAGTGAGTTCCAAGCTGCTACATCTCAAAAGTTTGCTGACTACGAGGCTAAGTTCGCTCAATATGAGCAGCGTCTTGACAAGGCTACCAAGGTGATCGAAGGGCTTTTGAATCTCACCCAAACACTGGCTGAGACTCCTACAGCTGCTCCTGATCCGGCGGTAAAAACCAGCTCTACCTTCTCAGCTGAACCAAAGCAGAAGGACTATTCAATCCTTTTCTCTTAATCACTAACCAAATAAATTAACACAAAATGGCTTTAAGTTTTTCAGGATTAACTTCCTACACTAAGCAGCTGGTCAAGCCATTGCTGACCAGTGCTGTATTCGATGCTAAGACTCAAAAGATGATCATGGATGGCGGTATCGTTATCCCTGGCGCTAAGTCTGTCGTAGCTATTCCTCTGATGGACACTGATGCTGCATTCCAAACACAGGACTGCACATGGAATCCTTCAAATACTACTACCTTCTCACAGCGCTCTATCACTGTGGGTAAGATCAAGATTGAAGAGGCTATCTGCCCTAAAGATCTCGAGACTTATTTCACTCAGGAGGCTTTGAAGGCCGGCTCTACTTACGAGGACTTCGGCAATGCTGACTTCCAAGCTGCATACCTCGCAAAGAAGAATGCTCGCATTGCTACTCAGCTTGAGACTGCGTTATGGCAAGGAGACACCGGTTCAGGTACTGCTAATCTCAACAAGTTTGACGGTTTGGTCAAGTTGTTAGAAGCCACTGGCTCTACGGCTGTAAATGCCAATGTTAGCGGATATACTGGCCTTGCTACCATCACTGGTGGTATCACTGCCTCGAATGTAATCGCAGCTACTGAAGCTATTTACAAAGCTATCCCTGCTGAAGTTCTCAGCAAGGGTGATGTAAAAATATTCGTAGGTAGCGACTGGTACCGTACTTTGATTCTCGCATACAGGGCTGACAAGATGTTCGCCTATAATCCACAGGATAGCGCTGCTGGTTCATTCATACTTCCTGCTACGAATGTAGAGTTAGTTAGTGTTAACGGTCTGAACAGTCAGAATCGTGGATTCGCTATCTCTCTGAGCAATTTGGCTCTTGCGGTAGATCTGGTAGATGAGGAGATGAACTACAACATGTGGTACTCTCAAGACAATAACCAGGTGCGCTATCGTGTTGAGTTCAAGGTAGGTGTAAATGTTGCCTACACTGGAGAGTGCGTGCGTTTCAAGGCTGTTTAATTAGTTAATAAATAAAATCAATATACCATGGCTTGTGCCCTAATAGCTGGATATTCAATAGAGTGTAGGGATTCAACTGGCGGAATCCAGACGATATATGTCATTGAAAACAGCGCTCTCTATGATGCTTCAGGCAATAGCCGAGTATCTGAGACTTCTGGTACTGTGACTGCTCTCACTAAGAGCTCCGGTAAGAAATTCTATAAGATAGAAGTGCCGAGAGGTACTGCATCTTCAGAGAATTCCATCACATCGAGCATTGAAAATGGCACCTTCTTCTACACACACAAGGTATCATTCCCTATCAATGATCGCTCTGCCACCACTCGCAATATCATTGCGACTCTGGCAAAGAATCGCCTGACCATCGTAACGGTGGAAGGTGATGGTAAATCTCGCATGTTTGGCCGCTTGTTCGGTCTGAGCATGGAGAATTCTACCGGTGGATCTGGAACAAACATGGGTGACAGGAACGGATACTCTCTCGTATTTTCCTCTATGGAGCGTGAGGACTTCCTGATCGTACCAGATAACATCGTGGCTGCTCTGGAGACACCAGGCGCCTAACCTCTCTCTAACCTAACCTATGAAAAGCTCCTACCTACGCAGTAGGGGCTTTTCAAGTTTAAGAGCCATGTTAATAATAGACAAGACAATCACTAATACCCTGTACCTGACATTGAGTGAACTCGAGGCAGCTCCTTCGGTATATTATCAGTTCACCATCACTAACAGGGCTACCAAGGAGACTGCCTCTTTCATCTGGGAGAATACTTCGGATGTGAGCTACTGGCAATACTTTGAGGTGGATGGCAGCGATCTGGAGGACTATAACACAGGCCTTTATTCCTATGAAGTGAAGGCAGTAGAGGATGGTGATCCAGTTGGAGATGTGCTTGAATATGGATATCTTGATCTAAGGAATGGGGCAACCTTTAACCCTGCCGGCTATTCGGAGCAGAATAACCTTTTCAAAGTTTACAATGGATAATAATTACCGTCACATAGTGCTTCAGTTCGATACAGCCGAGCGCCCGGTATTCAGAGAGAATAAGGGTAAGGGCTTTGTGGAGTTTGGAGCGGACAATCAGTACCCAAAGTACCTTCTGGATCTCTATAACGAAAGCCCTAAACATGGCGCCATAATCAAGTCCAAGTGCGGCTATATCTATGGTAAAGGCTTTGAGATACCTGGTGCTGCCAATAGCAAAGGAGAGAGCTGGAATAACATTCTAAAGAGATGTATTAAGGATGATGAGCTATATAGAGGATTTTTTCTGCAGGTGATATGGAATAGAGCTAAGCAGGTGAGTGAGGTGTACCATATAGAGTTCCACAAGGTGAGAGTGAATAAGGAGCTTGGATGCTTTTATGTCAAAAATGACTGGAAGGATCCTAAAGAGAAGGCCAGAGATTATCCTGCATTCGATGTGAATAATCCTGTGGGATCGCAGATTTTTTACTATAAGGAGTACAACCCATACTCAGAGATTTATCCGGTGCCTGGATACTTCCAAGCGCTGGCCTATATAGAATCAGATATTCTGGTCAGTAGGCATATTCTGGGCAATGCCAAGCAGGGCTTTGTGGGTAGCAAGCTGATCAATCTTAATAACGGCACACCGCCGGCAGAGGAGCAGAAGGGTGAGATAGAGCGGCAGCTGCTTAAGAAGTTCACAGGCTCCGAGGGTAAACGCATGGTGATTATGTTTAATCCCAGCAAGGACAATGCTGCCGAGATCGTAGATCTGGGCAATACCATGCTGACTAAGGAGGACTTCACCAATATTAATAACCTGATCCAGCAGGAGATCTTTGCCGGCCATCAAGTGGTAAGCCCTGCTCTTATGGGTATCAAGACGGAGGGGCAGCTGGGAGGCAGGACTGAGATCAGGGATGCCTATGAGATTT